GAGTGTTCTAATAAAGATGAGTTGAATGAAAAAGAAATTTTTTGGGTTAATAAACTCAAAACAATTGAAAATGGTTACAATCTAACAGAAGGTGGTACTGGTGGAGACCTATCCAAATTTATTAAATACGATAAGAATTGGATTGAAAACCAAAGACACTCAACAAAAAAGTATTGGGACAATATGAGTGATGATGAAAGAAAAATGAGAAGTGAAAGTGTGTCAGGAGATAAAAATGGAATGTATGGTAAAGATGGATTTTGGAAAGGTAAAAAAATACCTAAAGAAATTGTTAAAAAGTCATTAGACAATAGAAGAAGTTATAATAAAGAACAGAATCCTAATTGGAAAGGAGGAACAAGTTATGTCTATTGTGAGTGTGGTAAAAGAATAGGTTATGGACACACACATTGTAATAAATGTAGACCAAGGAGTAACGAAAATAATCCATTTTTTGGTAAACAACATACAGATGAAACCAAAAATAAATTAAGTGAAACTAAAAAAGGAAAATATTATGGAGAACAAAACATCCCAATAATAATTGATGGTATTGAATATAGGTCAGCTGGTGAAGCTTCCAAAATACTCAATATTCCAATGGTTACTATTAGATGGAGAGTTATGAGTAAAAATAAAAAATTTGACAATTACAGATACAAAGATTAAATTTCCATTATCAAATTAATGAATATGAAAAAACTATTATTTTTATTATTAGTCATTTTAATGACATCTTGTGTTGACCAAGTAAATAGACAAAAACATCTGGAAAAATTATATCCAAATTGTAAAGTTGAACCAGCAGCAGGATTAGTTCAACAAAACGGATTTGATTTTATTGTAATTGATTCAACAAACCAAATCATTGCTGTAAACTTCTATATGTTCAGTGAAACAAAAATATGGTCATTAATAAATATTAGATAAAATTATGAATACATTTGTAGTTGTCAAAGAATTGGAAAATGGTTATATTATAATGGCACCAGATGGTGAAACTGGTTATATAACAGAAGATATTTATCAAAAACTAAAATCCCAAGGCAAAATATAGTGAAAACCTACATTCACGTTAATCAACATCACATCCGTTCCAATAAAACAAAAGGAACGGATTTACCTGTTATAACAATCAAACAAGGTAAAAAGAACACCTATTGTAACGAGGTTGAAATATTGGGGCCCAGTAAGATTATATATGGTGGTGAGGGTTGTGATGCAAAACCAATCTTATCTTGTGGTGCGAGGGTGGTTATTGTAACTGAAGCTGAGATTAATATCATTAAATGAGATTTGACAATCCAAGGTTGATTTTCTATATTATCTTAAATGTTTAACAATTTAAAATTTACAAGACAATGATAGTTTATGAATATACAATGAAAGGTAATAATGATACTCTTATTCATTATCTAACATCAGAACAAGATATTGCTGAAATGGATGGACAAGACACCATTATTAAATGGGAGGCTAATTTCGCTCCAGAAGAATTTCAAAATGATAATGATGAATGTAGAATGAAGGCCAAAGATGCTGGATATTCTTATTGTAATGGATTGGGATGGGTTAAACTTATAAATAAAATAAACAAATAATTAATATTACAGATGGGAAAGAAAACTAAAGAACACAAAAAAAAAGTTGCAAAAAGAAATGAAAAAATTGCAACAGAAAAGAAAAAATTCCAAAAACAATACACACAATTGTTGGAACAAAAATTGAAAGAATATCAAGCAAAATTAACTGAAAACGAACAATTGGAAAACAATACTGAACCTGAATCGCAAAATGAAAATTGAATTTGATAATTGTCCAAAATGTGGGTCTGAAATAAAACGAGAGGACAATTCTCTTCACGTATGGGAAATGGAGTATCAATGTGGACTTACAATGGTGGGTGCAATTGATACTCAAACCCACGGAGATAAAATTGAAAAAAAGAATTATATGCTGATTATAAAATAAATTCAAAATCAAAAATAAATTAATTATAATGGTTGGGTATTTGTGAAGTGTGACTACCACAAATACTTAAACAATGGACAAAATTTTATTAACCACATTTTACAAATACCTTGTTAGGCGATGTTTAAAATATTCAAGAGTTACATTAAATGGAAACTTATCTCCATAATAAAGGATAAGCTGATGCACTATTCATCGGAGAAACACAATTATTCACAAAGACAAAATGAATGGAAGTGCAAGGTTTATGATGGTAAATGCTTAACAAAGGAACGATTTGAAAAAGAGCAAGAGGAGCAGATACGATGGTCGAATGAGCAATGGAAAGTTAATCATCATAAATATGAAGCGGTTTTGGAGATACTTAGAATAGTGGAGGGTCTGTAAATATTACCTATAACGTCCGATGATAAACAATCGTTTTAATGTTGTTTATCATTTGTTATGTTTAGTTAAATTATTGTTTTAGAAATTAAAAAATAAATATGGGAAATTTAAAAATGTTATTAGTTGGGTTGTTTCCTCAACATAAAATTAAAGTAGAAACAGAACTTGATAAGATAGTTATCAATGTTGATGATAAGAAAATTAAATTCAAACTACCATATCCTGATTCATTTCACAAAGTTATGTATCCAGATGTTGATTTTAGTATGGAATATACACAACTAATAGTAGATGAGATTAAGAATCAATTAAACTCATAAATTAATTTTTATTGAATATAACTAAAAAATACAACTCACCCCAAAATCAATTAAAAGATTCACAATGGATTTATTTAATCCACCAATAGAATACAATTACAATTATATGATTAAAGACATAGATTTTACCAAGTTTGATAATCCATACATCCAGGTAATATGGGAAGATTATGCTGAAAACTTTACACAAGAAAAAATAAAGAGCATCAAACATTACTTCCAAAAAAAATACAATTCAACCAATGTTAATGTAATTACCAAAACAAAAATATCAGAAACAACCAATCACTCGGTTGATGTTTCCTTTAATATCTTGGATAAAAATTATCAATATGAATTGGTAAAATCATATCTCGATTCCAAAAATCAAAATCAATTATCTGATGAAATCTTTAATCTAGATAGAATTGTTGATAATAGATTATTGACAGATGAAGATATTACCCCATTCAAAAAATGGTATATCAAAAATATTGAATTCTCCAATTTCTTATCTTATGGACAAAATCAAAAAATAGATTTTGAAAAATGTAATGGAATCTCGGTTGTTGAATCAAATCCACCAAATTTTGCAGGGAAAAGTGTTTTAACTATAGACCTATTGTTATTCCTATTCTTCAATGAAACCACCAAGACAACAAAAGCTGAAGAAATCTTTAATAGATTCTCTACTCAAGATAAAGTCCACGTAAAAGGTGAAATTATCATTGATGGGGATGAATATGTAATCATTAGAAACATTGAAAGAAAGAAGAAGAAAGATGATACTTGGAATGTAAAAACCGAATTGGATTTTTATAAGAAATTATCCGATGGGTCATTACAAAACTTTACTGGTGAACAAAGGAGAGAAACAGAGAATTTCATCAAAACATCAATTGGAACAAAAGATGATTTCTTGATGACAATCTTAACAACAGCAACAAATCTTGAAGATTTGATTGACTCCAAACCAACAGCAAGAGGTCAAGTATTATCAAAATTTATGGGATTAGACTTTCTCAAAAAGAAAGAAGAACTTGCAAAAGAAATTTATTCTGACTTCTCAAAATCAATGTTGTCAAATGTATATTCTAGTGAGAAATTGAAATCAGATAATGATGGTTATAATTCAAGAATCCAAGAATTAACAACAGATAATATAACCCAACAAAACAATCTTATTGATGTTCAAAACAGAATAATCAAAGGACAAGAATATAGAGATGGATTATTAAAATCCAAACACACGGATATTGATGTTGAAATCTCCAATATTGTTCCTGAACGTATTGAAAGTGAAATTATGGGAATAAAAACCCAAAAACAAAGTGTTGAAAGACAATTAAAAGAACTCAAAGTAGTTGAACCTACAGAGTTTTACTCGGAACAAGAACACGACTGGATAAAAGATGAACACAAACTATACTATAAAAAGATTGTTCAAGTTGAACAAACAATTAATTCGATTGAAGAATTAAAGTCTTCAGTTGATGGGGGAATTAAATGTGAACATTGTGGAATTGAATTAATAA